TACAATAATGGAAAACGACCCACGTTACGTTATAGGAACATATGACGAGTGTGAATGTATTAAAGTTTTTTACAACACGTTTATTAGTACAAAACTAAGTCTTGTTAATATGATGCAAGACGTTGCTCAGAAGCAAGGTAATATTAATGTTGATGTAGTAACAGATGCTCTGTCAAAGTCAACAATGCGAATTATGAGTGATCGTTATATGACAGCAGGTATGGGAGATGGCGGAAGTTGCCACCCAAGAGATAATATTGCATTGCGTTATATGGCAAAAGAATTAAACTTGGAATACGATATATTTGATAGTATTATGACAGCAAGAGAAGTTCAAGCAAAAAATCTTGCAAAGTTTGTTATAGAGACAAAACAAAAATATGGTGGAAGTATTATATTAAATGGTATTTCGTATAAGCCTGGTGTAGGATATGTTGATGGCAGTTATGCACTACTTGTTGATCACTATATTAGAGAACTCGGTGAGTCAGCAATTTACATTGATCCGTTAGCAAGTGAGATGCCAAGTAGTAGTGCTTCTATTGGCGGTATAGTTTTAATGTGTCACCCTGAAATGTATTTAGACTATTCAACAGATAGTGTTATTATAGATCCTTGGAGACAAGTAGAAAAAAATCCTAAGTATTTGGTTATACACTACGGAAATACACGATGAAATATTTAAAAACTGAGCCATTATTATATTTTAAAGAAGTTGCTGGTAAAACATTACAGTGGTATTGTGGAGACGACTCTGAAAATTATAATGACCACAATAAATCTTCTTGGAAATACTTTAATACCCACGACAAACTATTCTACAAATTTAATAGTTTAGGTTATAGAACACGTGAATTAGATACTTTAAACGATTACATTCTTGTTCTTGGTTGTAGTTACACTGAAGGTGTTGGATTATATGAAAACGAAATATGGTGTAATGTTTTAGGTAACCAATTAGGTATAGATATTTTAAATTTAGCAAAAGCAGGTACAGGTCCTGATATTGTAAATTTTAACACACAGTTATTTGTAAAAAATAAATTTGTAAAACCACGTGCAGTTATTAATCAATGGCCACAAGCCACAAGAAAAAGTTTTGGATATTTAGAGTCAAATGGTTTACGTTTAGAAGATAGAAATGTTAATAATTGGATACCAGGAACTAATTATGACAGTGATTGGTATTTTAATCGTTGGATAGCAGAAGAAGGTCAAGCAGAATACGAAAACAGTTTACACATTAATAGTGTAACAAACTTGTGGAATGCATTAGGAGTTCCAGTCTTTAACTGGACGTTTGGCGGAGACTTTATGACCAAATATAATAAAGAGATGGTTACTGTTGTTAAACTTGAAAACACAGATAGAGCCAGAGATAATGCACACGATGGACCACTCATACACAAAGAAGTAGTAGATAAGATTAAGGATAACGTCGAATGTATGATATAGTTTTTATAAGTTATCAAGAACCTAATGCTGAAAATAATTGGGAAGTTTTAAAAGAACAATTTCCTATGGCTAAACGTGTGAAAGATATAGACGGTATTCATCAAGCACACATTACCGCGGCTAAAAAATGTTTTACTAAAATGTTTTGGGTAGTAGATGGCGATGCAGAATTGTCAAGAGGCTTTCAATTTGATTATAAGGTTTCCGAGTGGGATTTAGAAACAGTTCATGTATGGAGAAGTATAAATCCTATAAACGACTTGGAATATGGATACGGTGGTGTGAAACTTCTCCCAAGGTCACTCACACTGAACATGGACACCACCGTACCCGACATGACTACAAGTATTAGTAATAAGTTTAAAGCAGTAGACGAAGTGGCAAATATTACTGCATTCAACACTGATCCTTGGAGTGCATGGAAAAGTGGATTTAGAGAATGTGCAAAACTTTCAAGTAAAGTTATAAAGGGCCAAGTTGATGAAGAAACAGAAAAAAGATTAGATACGTGGTGTACAGTTGGTGCTGACAGAGAGTATGGCAAGTATGCTATTCATGGCGCACAGTGCGGAAGATACTTTGGTCAAGCACACAAAGACGATAAAGAAATGTTACATAAAATTAATGACTTTAAATGGTTAAAGGAGCAGTTTGATGACTACGAAGATTCCATTTAAAGACATAGTTAAGTTTGGTCAGAAAACAATGTTAGATACAAAGTTGTTTTCTGTTAGTTGGATTATTGGTCGTTTTTGTAATTACAAATGTAGTTACTGTTGGCCGTATGCAAATACAGATAAACCAGATCACTATGATTTAGAAACTTATAAAAATACTATAGATGAAATCAAATATCAAGCAAGAGCAAACGGGTTTGATAGATTTCATTTTAGTTTTAGTGGAGGTGAACCTACAGCATATAAGGATCTATTAAAACTAATCGATCACTATGAAGATTTTGAAAGTCCATACCTAAGTATACACATGACAAGTAACTGTAGTCCTGCAAAGAACTGGTGGGATAAATGGTTAGATGTTACAAATGTAATGGATAGAAGAACTATTACTGCAAGTTTTCACGCAGAATTTGCAGATGAAAAGGAATTTGGTAACAAACTGTTGTACTTACAAGACAATGGCGTAGGTATTACAATTAATCAAGTTATGGTTCCGCAACTATGGGACGAGTATTATGAAAGAAGTCAAAGATTTATTAAAAGAGGATTGCACGTCACTCTTAAGCCGCAATCAGATCCTACTGCGTCATTTATTGTCGAAGGTTATACAGATGAGCAAAAACATATTTTACAAAATGACAGCGAACAAACAGAACACCAAGTAGTATTATTTGATAATACAGGTCAGCAGTACAGCATTGATCAAGCAGAAAGGTTTAATGCGTTTGGATTTAACAAGTTTAAAGGTTGGAACTGTAATGCAGGATATCAAAGTTGTATTATTAGAGGTAACGAGGTAAAACGTAGTTATAGTTGTCATGATGTTCCTTTGGGAACTATTACAGATGGGTTTCAGTTGTTTGATACGCCTATGCCTTGTATTACACCAAGTTGTGTAAGCAGTGCAGATAGCAAAATACCGAAAGAAAAGAAATGAAAATAGAATTAGAAGATATTATGTTCTGGATGGATGCTATTCGCAACAGCGAGGATCGTGATCGTACACTTGAAAGTTTCTGGAAAGGACAGTTACGTAGTAAACAAGCATTAGTAAAAATGTTAGAATATAAATGCGATTATAAAAAAGATTATTCTATAGTAATTCACGGAGGCTGGAATGGTGTGTTAGCAAGTTTACTTTTTAATAGTCATCTTAGTATTAAACACATTGAATCTGTAGATATTGATGCAAGTTGCGAAGAAACTGCAAGAACTATGAATAAGAATCAAGAAATGCAAGGCAAGTTTATTGCTCGTACAGCCGATATGTGTACCGATAAGTATAATGCAGACATTGTGATTAATACAAGTTGTGAGCATTTAACAAAAGAAGCCTTAAAACAATGGTTTGATAACATACCTACAGGTGCAATGTATGTTATGCAAAGCAATAACTATGCAGAACTTGAAGAACACATTAACTGTGTAAACAGTGCAGGTGAACTTGCCGAATCTGTTGGTGCAAAAGATTATGATGTAGAGGAGATTGTATTACCTAAGTATACAAGGTATATGATTAGTGGAATAAAATGAATTATCAAACATTAACACAATACGGAAGTTTTATTGAATTAGATGTAACTACTGATGCAGAACTATTAGTGTCTTGGGCAAATGACTTTGAATGGGTAAAGTACAATCCTCGAAAAGATGTTAACCGTTGGGGTTTAAGTATTACAAGTTTAGATGGCGGACTGTCAGGTGTTCCTGACTTAGATAGTTTGTATGAATATAATAAAGAAAACGGTACAGATTACAAAGAACAAGATTTTAAAGTACCAACACCTGTACTAAACAAACAAATTCACGACATACTTAAACCATGGGACGGATATTATTATAGAACACATTTTTTAAAATTCGGACCAGGCGGATTTTTCCCTCCACACAGAGATTGGAATTATCATACAGGTATGCCTGATAATTTTAGATTAATAATGCCTTTGCGTAATGTTAATCCACCTTCTTTTAATTTTGTTTATGAAGATAAAACACTTCATTGGGAACCGGGTAGAATGTATTTCTTAGATACCCAACGTATGCATTATCTGTTTAATAGTAGTTTTACTGATAGTTACTGGATAGTAGTTAATGTTGAACTTAATGACGAAACTATTAAACACACCTTAGAAAGGTTAAATCAAAAGTAATGTACGAATATAAAGACATAACTTCGATTCATTTAGAAGTAACATCAAAATGTCAAGCACGTTGTCCAATGTGCCCAAGACGTATCCATGGCGGTCCATTATTAGATAGTATTGATTTAGAAGAAATAGATGTAGGAACTTTTGTAAATTGGTTTCCGAGAGATTTTGTACGCCAGTTAAAATTTCTTAATATGTGTGGTAACTTGGGTGATCCTATTGTTGCAAAAGATACACTTGAAATTTTTAGATACTTGCGTGAAACAAATCAAGGTATGACTTTACAAATGCATACAAATGGAAGTGGAAGATCAAAAGAGTGGTGGCAAGACCTTGCTAAACTAAATGTAAAAGTTGTATTTGGTATTGATGGTTTAAAAGATACTCATGCATTGTACAGAGTAAACACTGACTGGGATAAGATTATAAACAATGCTACACACTTTATTCATGCAGGTGGAGATGCACGTTGGGATATGTTAGTGTTTGAACACAACGAAGATCAAGTAGAAACTTGTGAACAAATGAGTAAAGAGTTGGGGTTCAAAGGCTTTAGTATCAAGCATACAACAAGATTCAAAGATGGTAGATTTGATGTGTTAGATGATGACTATAATATTACACATACTCTATTTCCTTCTAAAAAAAGTCGAGATATGATTAAGCCAGCCAAAGAAGCACAAAAAGAAAAAATGCCAACAATTAGTTGTAAAGCAAAAAATGATAATCAAATGTATATTAGTGCAAACGGTAATGTAAGTCCTTGCTGTTGGTTAGACTTAGAATGGTTACCACAGCACAGTTACAGTAGATTAGATTACATGGTTAAAATTAAAAAATATCCTAATTTGCATAGTAATACTATGCAAGAAATATTTGATTCAAACTTTTTTCGTGACATTGAAAAGACATGGACCACCTGTGGTATGCTTGAATGTTCTAAGCAATGCGGAAGTTTTGACAAACTAAACAAACAGTTTGAAAGGATAGAGCATGAGTAAAACATTTTGTCCTTTGCCTTGGATACACTTAGCAACCAGACCAAACGGTGACGTTCGTGTTTGCTGTACAGCAAATGCTTCTGGTGCAGGCAAAGAAGATGACAAAACAGCAGGACTTGTAAAGCAAGATGGTGTTGCAATGAACTTGCGTGATCATACTATTGAACAAGTATGGAACAGCGAACATATGCGTAGAACAAGACTACAAATGCTTAATGATGAAATACCAGAAAGTTGTCGTAAATGTTTTTACGAAGAATCAAAAGGTATTGTTAGTAAACGTCAATGGGAAACAGAAGTATGGAAACAACGATTAGACATTGATAGTATTGTAGCAAAAACTGATGAGCAAGGAAACATACCTGTTGATATTCCATACTTTGATCTACGTTTAGGCAATATGTGTAATTTAAAATGTACAATGTGTTCGCCCCATGACAGTTCAAGTTGGATTAAAGAATGGAAGTTACTGTATCCTAAATATACAAATGAAGATCTAAAACGTGATCAAAGTTGGGACGAAAACTTTGATTACACATGGTATAAAAAAGGCACATTCTTAGACAGTATGAAAGATCAAGCAAAGTATATAAAAGAATTATATTTTGCAGGCGGTGAACCTTTAATGATTCCTGAACACTATAATATTTTACAGTTTATGGTTGATGAAGGTTATGCAAAAGATTGCTGTATAAGATATAATTCAAATGGAACTGTGTTAAAAGATAAACTGTTTGTACTATGGTCGCATTTTAAAGAAGTAACATTTAACTTTAGTATTGATGCATATGGTGATAAGAATGACTATATTCGTTATCCCAGCCAATGGAAAGAAATAGAAAACAATTTAAGAATTTTAGATGACAGCGGCACTAACACAAGAATTAATATTGCTTCGGCAGTACAGTTATTAAACGCACCATATCTTGGAGAATTAGCAGAATGGAAGGCAAGTCAACAGTTTAGTAAAGTAAACAATATGCCTTTTGGTGGAGGACTTATTAGTACACACCTTGTTTACTTTCCAAGTTATCTAAATGTAAGAGTGTTGCCAAAAGAATTAAAAGAATTTACAAAATCACAAATAGAAACATTCGTCGAAAGACAAAAGTTTAACACTGACTGGAATAGAAGTCCTATGGGTAAAACCAGATGGTTAGGACTAATCGATTATATGATGGCCGAAGATTGGACAAATAAATTGCCACAACTAAAAGACTATTTAGAAACACTTGACAAGTCCAGAGGAACAGACTTTAGAAAAACATTTCCGGAGTTAGGAGAATATATCTAATGCACAAAGGTTTAATATTAGGTGAACAGCAAAACGTTAATGTTGATACCCAACATTGGAAATTTGGTATCTATCGTAACGGTGTAAGGATTGTAGATCCTATGTTACATTATACAGCATATCCTTTAGGATATGACGATCACGGTATTATAGATTCTGTATGTGAAAATTTAAAGAAGTACAAACCAGAAACAGGTGACAATTTATTTAAAGCATTTGAACCAACACTTAACAGTCCGGCTATAGAACTGTCGAATAAACTTTATGAAATGAGTAACGGTTATAGATCTGTATATACATTATCAGGTAGTGATGGTATTGAAGTTGCTATAAAACTTGCGTTTGCTTATCATGAAAAAAAGAAAAACAACAAAAAGAAAATTGTAAGTTTTACAGATGCTTATCATGGTGTAACACTGTTATCTCTTTCTTGTGGAGATGTAGGATTAGAAAGAGCCTATCACGGAATGAACCCTTATCAAGATGTTATTAAAATATCTCCTGATATGCACGAAGAAGTAGACTGGAACCAAGTTGCGTGTATTGTCGTAGAAACTTGTCCACATTATCAAACTGTAGGGCCATATGGTTATGATGTATGGGAAAAAATTAATCAAATTCAAAAAAAATATGACGTATTAGTAATCATAGATGATATTTTTATGGGTGGTGGCAAAACAGGAAACTTCTTTGGTTTTAGTAAACTACCAGTGGTTCCGGATATCTTTGTAATGGGAAAATCTATCACCGGAGGATTTTTTCCTTTGAGTGTTAGTTTGTATAATCAAAAAGTAAATGAACAGTTACATGATAGCGTTTGGGTGCATGGACATACATATAGTTTTTGTTTGTCGGGTATATTAAGTATGCTTGAGTACATCAAAGTGCTTGAAGAAAACAAGTATATGGATAATGTTCATACTATAGTACAAACAGCAAAAAATTATTTTGTAGATGCAGGTTTTGAAATAGTTGGCAATTACGGTACAGTATTTCTTCTTAGTAAGAATACATTTAAATTTAGATTTATTTTGCCTTTAAATGCAGATGAAGAATATTTCGAAGCACTACCCGAAACATTAAAACAATTGGACGAACGATGGAAAGAATAGCAATCACAGGTCATTTATCTGGACTTGGAAAAGAGTTGTATAATAGAATACCTAATAGTACTGGTTTTGATATAGGAAGTCATCACGATATTGCTAATCCAGATCCGTGGATTAGTACAGCATTAAATTGTGATGTGTTTATTAATAATGCTTACTCCGGTTTTCACCAAGTTAATTTATTAGAAAAGTTTTTTGACGAATGGCAATGGACAAACAAAACTATTATTAATATAGGAAGTGTTGCATCAGATGTTGCAAGGATGAAATATTTTAAAGAAGTTGATTTTTATCCTATTCATAAAAAAGCATTAGATGATGCTTGTACAAGATTACAACACATCAAAAAAAATTGTAGAATATTAAATGTAAAAATGGGTTGGATGGATACTCCATTAGTAGAAAATGTAGATGAAAAAAAACTTCCAGTCAGTGAAGTTGCTGATGCTATTTTATTTTGTTTGGAAAATAAAAATATTTCTAATGTTACTATAGGGGGCGATTACATATGGAGCCAATAAAACGTATTCAAGTATTACAACCACCCGAAAATGGATTGCCTACTGCATACAATGATGTATGGTTTAACATTTATCCAGGACCTCTTGGTTTAATGTGTAGTGGTGGCGCTGACAGTTCTTTAATGTTATATCTAACATTGTTACACAGTGATGATCCAATACACGTTTTTACTCTTGCTAATAACTCGTTAGAATTAAAAAATATTACTGCGGTAACTGCTGTACTAAACAAGTGTGTAAAGTTAACAAACAAACATAATGTAATACATCATATTGTACATATGGAAGGAAATAAGCCAAACGGAGCAAAAGTTTTAGGGGATATGATTAAACAGGTTGGCGTTGACATCAATATTGCACAAATAGGAGTAACAGCCAATCCTCCTAAAGATATCTTAGATAAGATGAATAATAAATATTCTCCAAGAGATAAATCAAGAGATGCACCCAGAGAAGAAGATGAATTAATTAACGCAACAGAACAAGGTTATCCTTGGTTATACACACCTTGGAGAATACATAATAAACAGACTATTGCAAAAATATATAAAAAACTAAATTTGTTAAATGATTTATTTCCTTTAACTTTTAGTTGTGAATATTATCCATCTGACTACGAAGCACCCGATCCGGGAATGGAGCATTGCGGAAACTGTTGGTGGTGTGAGGAAAGACAATGGGGATTTGGACAACTAAAATAGTAGATAGTTTTGTAGAGAGGTTTGATGATGTTGAAAAGACATATAATCAACTTGTGAATAATAGCAAACACTATCCTGACGGAAAAATATATAACGGCGATTGGCTACAAATAGGATTAAAAGCAACCTATGAACAAGACGGAAAAGTACATAGACAGTTAGGATTTGACACACCTATAAACGATTTACTTAATCAAGATATAGTTGTGAGTGCAATTTTTTCTATACTTAAACCGGGTGTAGAAATTACGCCACACAAAGGACATAGAGGATTTGCAGAAAAAATTTACAAAGCACATATTTGTATTCACGAAGCAAAAGAC